TTTCTCTCCACGACAGGTAAGAGTGAAACTGTAAATACAGGAAACATATTAACTAATTCTACTTTTGGATCTGGTACTACTTACGATACTACTGGCTGGACAATAGATGAGCATACTCATGGTCATAATAATATGGCAGCTGGTGGTGGTAATAATCCTGGTGGATCAGTAGCAGCAGAACAAGATACAGTTATAAGTCAAACTGTTTCTTTGGCTAATGATACCAACATGATTACCGAAGAAATACAAAGTGGATGGTCATCAACTTTATCTGCTGATCTTTGGTTTTGGAATGACTATAATAATACAGTTACTTTAAAACAAACAATAACTGGATCTGATGGAACGACATCAGTTAATCAAAGAATTATAGAAGATACTGGATGTGGTTATACTAACTGTGGTCAGTTTGTTAATTATAGTGATACTTATATTCAAGGTGTAAACACACAAACAGATTTTGATATTAAAGTTGATGTTACAAACACCAATAGTCTTACTGGTCATTGGGGAGCAGATATTGATGATATAGAATTATCTGTATCATACACAAAATTTGATCCTATTACCGAGGACATACAAGATAGTTTTGAAGATATAGATAATATTTATTTCGATTATGAAGAAATAGATTTTAGTATACCAGAAGATATTTGGACAGATTTTGAAGATGTATTTATCGAAGAAGAATTTTTTGAAGAAGAATTTGAAACAATATTCTTGGAGGAGTTTAATGATTTTGAGGAATTTGAAGAAGCTGCATTTGAAGAATTAGAAGTACCAGAAGAATTTGAAAGTTTCTTTTCGGAAGAATTTACCGATGAAGAAATGGAAATAATAGAGGAAGAATTTGCAGATGAATTTACTGATGAGATTATGGATGAAGTTGTGGAGGATGAGCCAACCGAATTTGCCACAACCGAAGAAAAAGAAATCATTGAAGAAGCAGCCAACGAAGAAAAAGAAGTTGCTAGTAAAGAAGAAGAAACAGAAGAAGAAATAATTGAGGAGAAAGATAATGAACAAATTGCAGAAGAAGAAACCAAAACCGAAATATTAAAAGAAGATAAAGAAATAGAGGTTGTTGAAACCGAAAATAAAAAAATTAACATTGAAGTTAATGACAATGTATCGGTAGTAGTAAAAGAAATTTCTTTATTTGATGATGGTAATCAATTAGCTGCTTACGATAATACAGATTTTTACCAACCAGAAACTATTTATTCTGATGTTGATAATGCTTTGTTTATCCAGGCAGATCTATCCATTTATAACAAGGGTATTTATCTCAACATAGGATTAGATAATTATATTTCTACTGATCCAGTTGGACAGCATGAACAAAAATTATACGAGATTAAAGTAAACAAAATACAATTAATGATTGAGTTACAAAAATTAAAGGAACTATTATGATTGAACAATTAACTAGATGGAGCAGCCTAGCTGGAGTGGTTGCAGCATTAGGATCTGGCTTTTATGCCTACGGAATTTTTGAAAACAGAATATCACAATTAGAAAATACAGAATTTGTTGTTAATGAAACAGTTGATCTTGCACCAGTTAATGAAAAGATTGCTGATTTAGAAGTAGAAATATTAGATCGTATGTCGGCATTAGAAGATGAGTGGATGGCAAGAGATAATGACAGTAACGATGATATATTAAATGATATTGCTGGACTTAAATCAGATGTTGAAAATTTATTTGATAAAGCATCTGCTGCGGATAAGCAGCTGCAACTAAACATTGTCGAGTTATCAGATAAAACTTTTAAAGAGTTTGGTAAAATGAGAGATTTTATAAATGAATTAAATAAGAAAGTAGCTGTTGCAGAAAAGCAAAGTGAATTAAATAAAATATTGATTGATGAAATTAAAGCGGAAGCAAGTAATCCGCTAGGTGGATAATGTTTAATATAGTTGCCATCATTTGTTTTTTACAATTAACAAATTTACCAACAGCTTGTTTTTCAAATGCAACGATTGCTTTTGATTTTCCAACACAAGAAGATTGTTTGTTAAAAAGAAATGTTTTGGCAGATGAGATAGACCAAGACTTAAAAGATCGTAATGTAACAATGATGTTTTATTGCGTAGAAAAACCACAGATAGAAAATACAAATGTCTAATTGGGAAAAAGATATTGCAGAATTGCGTACTGACGTAAAACATATGTTGAAAAGCCAAGAGATAATGCAAAAACAAATACGAGATTTACAAAAGTTTAGTTCAATGGGTGCTGGTGGATTAAAAGCATTAGTAATAATAGGAATAGTTTTAGGTGTTATTGCAAAGTGGATGGGATTTTTTGATTAATTTTGTCTTATGAAAAAATTGCCAAAGGTATGCAGTCAGAGTTTGTTGCTGCAGCTTGGTTAATAAAAAAAAATTATACAATATATTGGAAAACACAGGACAATGATGTCATTGATATAATTGCTGTTCATCGTGTTACAGGTAAAGTTTTAAAAATAGATGTTAAAACTGCAAGTATTCGAAAGACTTGGAAACCTGGCACAATAATTCACAGAACACAGAGTAAATATCAAAAACAATTAGGAGTAAAAATTTTATATGTCTTTAAAGATGGAAGCTGCAAGTTTAAGCGATCTTAAAAAAAGAGTTGAATTACACGAAGGTAAAGTCAACAAGTGCTATGCAGACAGCTTAGGAAAATTAACTTTAGGAATTGGACATCTAGTTACAGATGAAGATAATATTGATCTTAATAAAGAATATTCAGATGAATTTATTTATAAACTATTTGATAAAGATTTCGATAAAGCTATCGAAGGTGCAGCAAGAGTATGTCAAGGTATGGATTTACCAGACAGAAAATTTGGTGTCTTTATTGAAATGGCATTCCAACTTGGAGCAACTGGATTGTCTAAATTTAAAAAAGCTCTTGCAGCAGCTAGAGATCATCAGTGGGAAGAATGCCACGATCAACTTCTTGACAGTCGCTGGTATAAACAAACGCCAAACAGAGCAAAACAATTGGCGATGATAATGTTGGAGGACTAACATGGAAAAAATTAAATACTTTTGGAACGGACTTACCAAGCGAGGTAAACTTATTGTAATAACAGCTATAATTATTGTAGCAGTTATAGCTTGGGGTCAATTCTAATGTGGCAATTATTAGCAAAGCCGCTGCTAGGAGTAGCGGCTAATGCAGTTTCTGGTTTTGTAGAAACTAAAAAATTAAAAAGTGAAGTTAAAATTACAGAAATTAAAGCAGAAAAAAAGAGATTAGAGGACATTGCTGCTGGTAAAATTAAGTGGGAACAGTCTGCTATTGATCAAATGAAGGGAAGTTGGAAAGATGAGTTTGTTTTACTTAGCCTAATGATCCCAGCAATTTGTTCATTTATAGGACCACTACAACCATACATAGCACAAGGCTTTGAAATTCTCTCTACCCTCCCTGACTATTATAAACATTTGTTATATTTGGCGTGCAGTGTTTCACTGGGTTACCGCGCAGCACCTGGAGTAAAAGGTTTGTTTGGCAAAAAGAAATAACAAAATAATTATATCTGGTTTGTGGTTCTTTGAAAAAGATCGAACCCAACAAGAAGAATATAAGAATAATAATAGACCTTCTAAGTGTAAAGATTGTACACATACACCAATACATTCAAATGATGGATTACGGACTTGGATGTGTGGTAACTGTGAATTTAACGAATTTTCAACAAAAAAAGTGTCTTTATTTTAAGCACACAGCGCGTTGTAGCACCTCTCCCTTGTCATTGTACCCCCCTAAATTTAACTATTTTAAGTAACTTGCAACTTCATTCGATGCTTCATTTAATCTTTTAGCATCTTGCCAATTCTTCCCTCGTTCATATAATTTTGTCATATGTTTACTTCCATGTCTTAAATGTTCTTGGCTAGTTTTATCTAATTTTAAAAACTTTCTAAATTTTGCACCAAAACTTCTAAAGTCATGTAATTTTATTTTTCCTTTAAAACCAGCTAATACAAACAATCTTTTAATACACATATCCATTACTCTATAACTTTTATATGATCCATTTGTTGCGGGAAATAATAATTGTTTATGATTATTCTTCCATTGTTTTAATTCATCTACCCAATCTAAATACAAATCAGTAAATTCTTTTGACATAAAAACTAAGTTATCAGACTCTAATGATTTAGTCTTATTTTTAAGTAACCCTGTTTTAATATCAATAACCTTATCAATATTAAAAGCGTGCAATTCAATATCATAATCATCAATTGCAAGTGGTAATACTTCTGATATACGCAAATTACCCTCTAACATAGTACGCAAAAAACGATGATTAAAATTTCCATAAAAATACCCAGCAGTATAAGAAGTTTTTAATTTAGATAATTCTAATACTTTGTTTATTAAATCTATTGTTTGAATAGGATTATTTGTTTTTAATATATCTGGTTTATATTTTTTTCTTTTTTTCCATGCAGATTGAAATTCCCCTCTAGGTACTTGTTTGGTTATAAACATTTCAACACCCATTTTATTTATTGATGCAGTGTTTAATATTGCACCTAATCTACTCCAACTATTTTTATTTTGGCGTAATGAAATTTTTTTATTCATTAATAAACTGTCATTTAATTGCATTAAAAACTCTACATTAATTTTTTTTACAGGATAATCTTCTAATCTTATTCCATCATATGTAAGATCTTTAATAGCATTCCAACTATGTTTGTAATCTCTTAACGTACAATCATCTATTATATCTTTATCTCGTTTACCTACTTGTTTTTGATATTCTATTTGTGCTGCATCCCCAATTGTTGCATTAGTAGTGCTATAAGTATTTTTTTTAACTTTTAATATTTGTTCAACACGCACAATATCTAATTCTTTTTCACTAGCACCAGTAAATCGTACTGCATTATTTGTATGTTTATCATACACATCAAAATAATATTTATTGTTGTTGTTTTTTTTGTTCAATCTACTGATTGGAGTCTTGCAAATATTTCTAACTGTAAATCTTTCTTCCATAGCAATTAAATCTATACCGCATTACAAATTAAAAATCGTCATGTTTTTTCGTCATGTTTTTTGTCATGTTTGTGTATGGCATTGCATGGGATTGTGACGGATTGCCTAGGTTTTTATAACACTGGCTAGGATCAAAAAATTATATTATATGGGATATTAAAATGGTTTGGGACCAGGGGGTCGAAGGTTCGAATCCTTTCTCCCCGACCAAAAATTGGCACTAAAAAGTTTTCGTCATGCCATTTGTCATGTTTTTAAAGTAGTACACCTGGGAAAACTATAAATTTTTACAGGTGTATAGATTAAAATGCTATTTATTTTTTAAATATATTAATCCACAATCACTGCAAAAACCAAACTTATCAATTATTGCAGTAGCTTCTTTTTCACATCCCTCGGATCTACACTTTAATGGCTGATTATTTAATGTACCAAGAGCTTTTATTATATCTGGATGATCTTCTTCTCGCATATCACTTTGTTTGTTGCTAGGTAGCCATTTACCTTTTAATTTCATACACCACACATTCCTTCATCGCATATGTCATCAAATAAATCTTGTTGATCTTTATTAGGTTCTAAATCTGCTTCATCTAGTGGAACTGCTGATTTATGTAAATAAACTAAATCAGTATTTTTTTTTGTACCTTTTCTAATTTTTTTATCTAAAGCAACAACTTCATCCCATTCCTCCTTATTCTTTTTAATTTCTTTCCATTCTTCATTGCTGTGATATGGACAAAATGTACAAGCAGATCTAGGTGGTTTTGGATAATTATTTTTTTCCATCCATTCTAAACAATGATGCCTTCGCATTTGAAATTCTATTAATGGATAAACATTTTGTATATATTTTAATCTATTAACTCTTGTCCGCACTATTTCATCTAAAGATATACCCATTAACATTTCAACTTGAGTACCTTTTTTTACTCGTTCGCCTTTTTTATATCCAAGTAATTCTCTTACTTTTCTGTTAATTGGAGTTATTTTATAATCTGCGGTGCATTGGCGTCTTAGCAATCCTTTTTTTCCTGTTTCTGCATTACGCGTAAACATAGGTATAGACATAAATTTATATTTACCATCCACTGCATCAATAATATCTTGTTTTAAATTTCTGTATGATATTTTGTATAGTGGGTAAGATAATTGTTTTTGTAACCAATCTAAATGTTCATACACTTTTTTTGGTTCTCCCATAGTATCTGCAAATACAGCACAATCTACCATAGGTATTTCGCCTTTTTCTATCATTAACGCTAATGTAGTAGATTGCACTCCAGCACCTAAAGATAATACTCGTAGATCTGCCATTAGATTGTACCTCCATATGATTCATTTTCATTGTTTGTGTGTTGGCAATCTTCGGCATGATTATCT